CCACACAGCATGGCCTCGTTTCCGAGGGTATTTGTTTGTAGTCTGAAAGAAGAGGTGCTTGGCTTTTATGTGGTTACCAAGCAGGCGATGTAAGTAACCAGGGAAGGTCTAAAACCCCGCCACAATACCTGAGCAAGAAAAAGATTACATATCTAATGGTTTATAGATTTTATATCCTGCATGGATAATAACTTCTTTGCATAGATCCTTAAATTCTTCATCTGTCATCATCCCTTTTGCCTGGTTTGCTTCCGGGCAGAGTATTTGGAGATTGGATAGTGAGTTATCCCCACCCCGTGAGTGTGGCATGATATGATCATATTCATAGGTATGTGGCTCATTGAACTTGAGTGGTCTACCTGTAAGTGCACATGGGAAATGATCACCATATTTTTTATATACATCTTTATAATTGAATGACATTTTTCTTTGAAAGGTATGTGCCTTGGTTGTTATTGCTTTTGATATTTGTCTATGTGTAGGATTGAGATACCAAATGGGAGTGGGAGTTTTTCGAGTTCTTGGATTCTTAAAGGTATAGATTTTGTTTTGTATTTTTTTATGGTGTGGTGGTTGGTTATCGTTTTTTTGTTTTGCGAGTAGTCTGGTTTTTTTGCGTAGTGCGTAGGACACCGTTGATTTCGAGCATTTCAGTACCTTAATGATTTGCGAGTAGGAATATCCTTTTCTACGTAGAGCAATGATTTGCTTATTCAGCTTGGTTGTCATCTGGTGTGATATCGGTGACCTTATCTTCTGATGCTTTGGTAGGTTGTTTTTTCACTTGTTTGGTTGCCCCCTTTAGGATTGAACGTACCTGGTCAGGAGACATATCTGATGCACCGAGAGTCACATTTGCAGATGCTGTTATGTTTGATGGTCTGCCGGAGACTGTAAGGAACTTATCCATGAGTACTGCGACTGCGTAGGCAAGGTTTTGTGGAGGTATCTCATCCAGCTTGCTATGCAGGGTGTTTAGGGAATCTGCCACCATGTTTGAGAGCTTGGAGTTTACCTGGTTTAGGAACTCCTGTTCTGTCATGTCTAAACGATAGCGCAGGAAGTTGCTGATTGACTTACGAAGTTCAGGATCTTGTTTCATTAGGATCTCTGCTTCTTTTTTTCCGTTTGATTGTTTAGCTGCAATCTTGGCAGCTGAATTGATTATATTATTTTTTGTCATATCTGTACAAAATCCACGGACATCCTTTGGTAATCCTGCTCTTCGTTGGTATCTCTTGGGCATGGTATATTTTACTTTTTTTCAGAAAATACTTGCATTGTCAAGTATAAGACTACATAAGGTGACAAATGGATACGGAACGTGGGAAAGGGATACTGAAGGAAGCGTGTATGAATTACACGGAGTTCAGTAAGCTGGTTGGTGTAAAACCGATTACTGTGAGATTGGCATTTAGTCAGAAGCGGTTGAGCAAGAAGATGGTTGCTTTACTCTTGGATATGGAGAGCAGGCAGAAGGAGGATGATGCGAAGGAGGAAAGGCGTGCGATTAAGGAAGGGATGATTAAGCAATCAATGGATCGAGTACTTAGTGCCAAGGTTTATCTGCTACCCAAGAATCCATACTTACGATTTATAGAATTTCCAGATGGCACACATGGCAAGTTCCGTGCAAAGCCGGGCAGGTTTGCTTTGGGTAGTGTGGTTAAGGTCAAGCGTGAGAGTGGAGATATGTACACCTTGGAAGGCAAGTATGATGGAAGGGACAGATTGATATGATAGATGATGATGATGAAGTTGAGTATGATGTAATAGGAGACATGCCGAGCGAAGAGGAGGAAGAGAGTGAGGATGAGCTTCAACGCATTGAATGGGAACGTATCAAGAGAAGGTAATGTGGATAATACCCAAAACATTATCAGCTTTTGTACCGGATACGGAGGGCTTGAACTTGGAATTAGAAGAGCAGGCGTGGATGTGCGAACAATCGTTAATGTGGAGATCGAAGCATTCTGCTGCGCCAACTTGGTTGCGAAGACTGAAGAAGGGAGGATGGATAACGCACCTATCTGGACGGATCTTAAAACCTTCCCTGCACGAGAGTTTCGTGGAAAAGTACACGGACTCATTGGAGGATATCCATGCCAACCATTCAGTTCAGCAGGCAAGCGACAAGGAGAGAAAGACCCAAGACACTTATGGCCATACATCCTCAAGCACATCAGGGCAATTGGAGATGTTCAGTGGTGCTTCTTTGAGAATGTTGCAGGACACACCACGATGGGGTTATGGCGAGTCCTGTCCGATTTGGAAGAAGAAGGTTACAGATGCGCGTGGGGCATATTCTCAGCGGAAGAAGTTGGCGCGCCACACCAAAGGAAACGAGTGTTCATCTTGGCCCACCGCAAGGACATCCGACTCGATAGGTCACTCGCAATCAAAAATCAAGAGAGTACAGAATGGAACGATGCCAGCAGGCAAGGCACAACTCAGGGAGTGGGTGCAACCATCTTGGGCAACACCGCAAGCAAGCGACCACATCGAGGGAGCGAGAACTGCGAAGGAGAGCAAACAGAAGTGCTTGGGGAGAGACTTGAATCAGATGGAGAACTGGCCAACCCCACGAGCAGGCAACCCAGGCAGTCGCAAGCCCGGAACGGGGGGCAAGATACTAGCGGAGGAAGCGAAGATACACAATGGCCTGCAAGACCCGGAGAAGAGCAATACGAGTGGGAAGAACCAAGGGTCACCGAAATTGAATCCTTTGTTCGTGGAGCAACTAATGGGACTCAGCACAGGGTGGACAGACTTAGGCTCTTGGGGAATGGAGTTGTCCCACAAACAGCAGAACTAGCATGGACTACTTTATGGAAGGAATTGATGTCCCCCTCACCGCAAGAGAAGTGAATGATGGTTGGCACAGATTTTGGAACAAGAACCAATTGGCAATAAACGAGGATGGCAATGTGTATCGCACCACACGTCCACGCAAAATGCCAAGCAAAGGAAAGTTTAATTTTAAAAATGAGCGAAGCAAAAAAACAGTGTTACCATGAATTTAAGAATATGATTCATCGCTGGTCAGAGGAATCTGACTTGGATGATAAAGAAATCGTGGAGTGTATGGTGGAAGCAGCACAGGAGTACTATGATGAAGAAGTCATTGAGTTTGAATGTGACATGGATCTGGAGGAGGACGATGAATGAATGTATACAAGCCCACAGGTGAGAAGGTAGAGAGTTGGCCTCAATGGGTACAGCGTTTAAACAATGAGAATATTGTATTGAGGCGCAGAGTTGCGGAGTTGGAGAAGCAAGTCATGGAAGAGCAGACACGCAATGCCAAGTGAAAGTGCCACCGGGATACAATCCGATCTTTTGGAGACGTTACGGGCGAGCGATATCCAAATCAGTTGCAGAATTACCGAGGTGCGACTTGAGAAAGCTAGGGCCACCACCCTTACAATTAAGCCCAGAAGCGTTGGAGAGGATACGGAAGGCTGGACAATATGTGAAAAGGAAATCCCGTGCAACTCGCTCGAAGAAGCGATGATCGTAGGGATAGAGATTCTTAATCGTGGGTAAAATAACCTATGCTGACGAGATAGACGCACGCTTTGGCGTGCCTTGGACAGATGATTTTAAGTATGTAAAGGGCGAGTTACAATGTGCATTATCAGATGAGGAGATAGACAAGCTAACTGTACAAGATCCTGTACGTGCAGAAACACTTACACGCTTGCTCCTCGATCAACCAACAAGCGAGAAGGAAGATCCAATCGAATGGGGATGGACATTACCTGGTTGGCGTAGAGTCATGGAGAATTGGGACTCCACAAAAATCCATGTTTGCCTCGGAGGCAATCGTTCGAGCAAAACCACCTTCGCTTCTCGCTTGCTTGTACACTTGGCACAGAACATACCCGAAGCAGAGATACGTTCTTTGCATGTCAGTGAGGAGCGTAGTATATCAGATTCCCAGCGTTATATATGGGACTGCCTTCCGGCAAGGTACAAGAGAAGCAAGAAGAAGAGTGAGAATCATTCCTTGCAATATACACAGAAGAATGGATTCAATGCTGGTAAAGCAATCCTGCCACCCACCCATCCAGATGCAGAGCGTGGGAGTACGATATACTTTAATAATTACAGGCAGTACATGGCAGACCCACAAATCTTTGAGGGATGGGCAGCCCATTGTATACATGCCGATGAGGAAATTCCTGAGAACATTTTTAATACGCTATTGGCAAGACTTACAGATAATCATGGTCGCTTGATTCTGACCTTTACGACCCTGCAAGGATACACGCCATTAGTTAATAGTTTATTGAAAGGAGCTACGACAGTCAGGTCAAAGTACTCTGCGTTAATGGACAAGGAACTACCCTTGGAACAAGTGTCTGCTAATTGGCCTGACTGTCGCATATATTATTTCTGGTCACAGGACTCACCCTTTGTGGATTCCAATGAACTTGTACGTACCTACAGCAAGCAACCACAAGAGGTAAAGCTTGCCAGATTATTTGGTATTCCGAGTAAAAGCTTTGAAGGAAAATTCGCAAAATTCCAGCGTGAGACAAATGTAATAGAACATAGCAAGATACCATTTATTCTAGACCCATCTGCAAATGTAACACGTTACTTTATCTGCGATCCGGGTGGTAGTAAACCTTGGGTTGGATTATGGGCAGGTGTAATGAAGGATGGCAGGATATATGTCTATCGTGAGTTCCCAGACAGCACGATGGGAGCATGGGCAATTCCACATATTAATGGTGCTGGTAAGGCAGTGGGTAAACCTGGCCCTGGGCAACGTCCTTTAGGATGGGGGTACACAGATTACAAGGATTACTTCGAGGCACAGGAAGATGGAGAAGAGATATTTGAGCGGATAGTTGACCCACGAATGGGAGCAGCCACAGTGCGTACAAAGGAAGGGGAGAGTAATATAATTAACACGATGAGTAACATGGGATTTGTATTCCGTGCTGCACCAGGTGTGTCCATAGACTCTGGTATTGCCAAGATCAATGATGCATTGAGTTGGGATGATACAGAACCCATGACAGACAAGAATTGTCCCAAGCTTTACTTCTCTGATCATTGCGAAAATACCATATCCTCCATGCTTGAATATGCAGGTGAATCCAAGAGTGATTACTTCTCTGATCAGATTGATTGCCTGCGTTACTTATTCGTAAGTGGTGCGGATTACATTACTAACCGAGACATGCAAGTGACAGGTGGTGGAAGTTATTAATTGACTACATAAGGTTGCTAATGTAGTTTTATGCTACACTACTATGCTTTCAGCAAGCGACCCAGAATTACTATACGTCAGCAAAGAGCCTGACATTGCTTATCTTTCCGAAGCGTACAAGCGTACACAGAGCGATTTAGGTGAGTGGTTAGACCGCAGACAACGAGATTACGATGTCCGTAATTGCTTATGGGCAGGTAAGAGTGATGATTTTAAGAAGCACTCGAGCCAGCATTCAACAGGTGAGGTATTCCCTTGGGAAGGTGCAAGTGATCAAGAGCAAAGGATGTGCGATGAATTGATTAATTGCCGGGTGGCAATGTCAATGAATGCAATCCGCAGAGGTCACATAATTGCCACACCCACAGAATCAAATGATGTGGAACGTGCAAATGTGGTCAGCATGTTTTTACGCTGGTTAATCAACTCCAAGATGCAGGAGTTCTACCCTGAGATTGAACTTGGATTAAATCATTTATTCGAGAAAGGAATGATGGTGCATTATGCTTGGTACGAGAACCAGGAACTCAAGCAACAACAAACCATCAAACTTGAAGAGGTTGCACAAGTCCTTCCACAGATTGCCGAAGCTATACAGGATGGCAGTATGGACGAGGAATTAAGTGAAGCACTTAAAACTCAGTTTGACATTAGCAAGTCCAAGGCACGGGCAATGTTGAAGGAAATGCGTAAGGATGGAGAAACCACAGTACCTGTCACCCGTCAGGTTGTGAGCAGACCCAAGATCAAAGCACTTGCACCAGATGAGGATGTTTTTTGGCCAAGCTATGCCATTGATCCACAGGAAGCACCATACATGTTTCATGTGGTGAGTATGACTCCCCAGCAATTAAAAGCTAAAATTAGCACAGAAAATTGGTCGGAAGAATTTGTGGATGCTGCCATTGAACTTGCGGGACAAGGTGAGGACACAGATGAGAATATCTACCAATTACGGGAGAATGATGAATTTACCAGAACAGATGATAATAGCCTTGTTAGAATTGTGTACTGTTATCAAAGACTATTGGATGAGGATAATGTTCCCGGTATTTACTGCACGATCTACCATGCCAATATTTCTGATCTTTATGCCAAGCACCAACTTCTTGATTATGCACATGGGCAATACCCATTTGTAGTTACCACTCTTGAAAAAACAGACAAAAAACTGTACTCCTCAAGGTCATACCCGGAGCTTATTGAAAGCTTGCAGCAGGTACTCAAGGTCGAAACGGATGCTGCGATTGATTCGCAAAGTCTTACCACCTTGCCACCGTTAGAGCATCCTCTTGGGCGCGCCCCAAGTCGTTTCGGCCCAGGTGTAAAATTACCTTATCGCACACCGGGAGAAGTAAGATTTGCAGACACTCCCCGTGGATCAGCAGTTAATGTAGAACTTCGCAGATACATACAGGAACAGGCAGACAGATACTTTGGCAGAAACGCACCAGGAGTAAATCCTGTCGAAGCACAAATGAAGCAACAGGAAGTGATAGACAAAGTATTCCATCATTTAAAACTTGTGCTTGATCAAGTGTTTTCACTTTACCAGCAGTATGGCCCAGACCAAGAATACTTTCGTGTCACAGGTATGCAGGACATGCAAAAGTATGACAAAGGCAATGCTGGTGAACGATTTGATTTTTATATGCAGTTTGATGCTGCCACACAAGATCCAGAACAAATGCTTGAGCGTGTAAAAGCAATTGCCGAGCTAGGTGGTATACTTGACAAGAATGGCACGCTGGACACCGAAAGATTATTACAAATTGCAGTTGGACAGATTTTACCGGGTGCTGCGGAAAGTGTCATGCTTCCCAAGGAAACTGCCTCGCAAAAAGCAATGGATGAAGAAAGGCAAACCATTGCAGAAATCTTTGCAGGTGTACCACCCAACGTAAAACCAAACGATGCGCATGAGATGAAACTGCAAGTGTTCCAGCAATGGTTGGCACAACCAGATATCACACAAAAGGTACAGCAAGATCCTGCATTACAGGAGCGTATAAATGGATACTTGCAACAACGTCAATTTGCTATCCAACAAAAACAAAACGCTGAAATTGGCAGATTGGGGGCAACTCCCACACAATTCGGACAAACAGGAGCAGCAGCTTAATAGGAGGATAATATTATGCCAATGGTAGGTAAAAAGAAATTTGGATACGGAAAAAAAGGTATGGCAAAAGCCAAGTCTTACGCAAAAAAGACGGGCAAGAAAATGTCCTACAAGCGCAAAAAGAAGTGAGCATCAATTATCGTGGCGAGCGTTTTAGTGGTTATAATAAACCCAAGCGGACACCCGGTAAGTCCAAGAAGTTTGCTGTCCTTGCTAAAGAAGGAGATAAGGTACGTCTTGTACGCTATGGAGACCCAAACATGCGCATACGAAAGTCAGAACCCGCCAGACGTAAATCCTTCCGAGCAAGACATAAATGCGATGAGAAGAAGTCTAAACTGACTGCTGGATATTGGAGTTGTAAAAAATGGTAGCTAAGAAGAAAGCTAAGTCCCGTGTGAATGAGGCTGGTAATTACACTAAGCCAACTATGCGCAAGAGACTATTTAATAAGATTAAGGCAGGCTCAAAGGGCGGTAAAAGTGGACAGTGGAGTGCGCGCAAAGCACAAATGCTTGCGAAGCAATACAAAGCAGCAGGTGGAGGTTATCGCAACTAATGCCATTAAAGAAGTCACAGAAGTCACTCAAGAAGTGGACAGGACAGAAGTGGAGAACTGCATCTGGCAAGAAGTCATCCGAAACAGGTGAGGTGTACGCTCCGGCAAGTAAGATTAAAAGATTAAAAAGCACAAAGGCAGGCAGAGCAAAACTTGCTGCTGCAAATCGAAAAAAGCGGGCAGCTACCAAAAAAGGCAAGCAATATGCCAAGCATGGTCTGCATAAAAGAAAGCGTTCATAATGTGTCCCATCTGCAACGAGAATTGTGAATCGCACATTTGCGAAATAACAAAACCTACCCAATGAGTCCACGCAAGAAAAAGACCTACCACGAGATTGACCCGGAAGAGGCAATCCAGGCATTATCCACTTTAAAGAATGACCCGCACTTCAAGCAATACATTGCCATGCGTGAAGCAATGAGGGAGGAAGTAATCCGGCAATTGCAGACTCCTGCAATTATCGATAGCACAAACAGACATTACATGATGTGTGGCAAGCTCGAAGCAATAGATGAGGAACTAGACACTTTTTATAAACTATAACTTTTCTTGTTGTTAATATTGGTTCATAGTTATTCCCCCCCGTGTCCTTTGTGGGGTAAGGGCGCGGGGGTTTTTTGTTGCTCTTTGTAGTCGTTTGTATTACATTTTGCTACACTAGGCAATCTATGCCTTGATCTTATGGAAACATTAACTGAAGAGGTTGTCTCAGAATCCTCTGAAAATTCTGCTGAAGATAGTTTAACGTCAGGTGAAGGGAATCTCACAATGGCAGAACTTGCATCAAGTTTGATGCAGAAACGCCAAAGCGAGGAAACCGAAACCACAACCGAAGAGGAATCAGAAGCCGTTGCAGAAGAATCTACGGAAGAAGAAGAACCTTCGGATCAGTCTGCTGAAGAGCCGGATGAATCAGAAGAGGAATCAGATGAGCCGCCCGTACAGTCTTCAGATGTTCTTTCAAAGTTTAACGTAGACCTGGATTCATTATCCGAGGAGGAGACAAAGGAATTAGCCAAGCATCTCAATGCTTCTGCAATCAAGCGGTTTGGGAAACTAACCGCACAGAAACATGCATTGCTTGCCGAGAACCAAGAACTCCAAGCACAAGTTGAGCAAGCACCCGTGCCTGCTGAACAACCTGCATTCCTCAAAGATAATGCCCTGCATAATGTCACAGATGTCAACGCACTCACCAAGGAAGTTGAGAACCTTAATACGCTCATTGAATGGGCAGACGAAGGGATGGAAAACGAAGTGGAGTACGATGATGCTGGCAATGAATATGTG